GTGCCTAAGACATTCGTCTCAAACGACGAGTTGATCGCATTCACGTTCGTCAAGGATGTCTGATTTACGCCAGACTCATGAATCCACAGAGTATTGTCACCTGTCGTATTTTCGACATTATCAGCCCAAATAGGTTTGGTGAACACGTCGGAGAAGTAACCCGCTGAACGTCTAGCACCTAATGCCTCACCGGCGTCATACCAGCACTTCTCTCTAATGTTATAGATGATCGCGTCGTTACACTCGGTCGATGTGCCCCGTGGATAGAACCACCAGATCTCACCCCAACGTGGAACCTTACTAGCCCATACCTTTTGGCGCTGAGAGAGGTTAATTCCGTCAAAGAACCAGTTCAGGTTTTGGACGTTAGGCACCTCTTGGACTACACCGTTGTACATCAAGAATCGGTCAACACCGATCCAGTAGAAGATACCGTCATACTCAATTACGCATGAGCTAGACAGGATAGAAGACTGTGAGCTGATTAAGTCATACCGCCAGTAGAGCGTAGAGTTACCTACGTTCTGTGGCGCATAGGTGACACGTATAACGCTGTCAAGGCTCCAAAACAAACCTGATGGGCTTGTGGTACCGCCACGCAGTGGGAGGCCTTTAACGATCTTATTTGCCGCGACGTTGTTTTCGTTGGAGTCAGCCGACGTCCAGTTATTGAAGTCGCCTGCAGCGCAATTCTTGATCAGGCCGTAGTCACCGTACACAAACAGGTATGGGTACAGCATGACCACACCGCCTGATATCGAGACATTATTGTCAAATGTCAGGGTGTATGAACCGGTAGATGTAGCTGCGTTGCTTAATGTGGCAGTCCAAAGATTAGACGTTATGACAGCCAACGAAGAAATCGTACCCGTAAATCCAGAGCCACCAGCCAAACTAGGCAGCGTGAATGAATCTTGGAATAGATACCCAGCACCAAGAGCTGTGACTGTTACTGAGCTAACCGCACCGCCTGAAACCACAACTGTAGCCAAGCCACCAGAGCCTACACCGCTACCACCAACAATCGGCACGCTAGTGAATGTACCGTTGGTATAAGCCGATCCTACGGTGTTGATTGCTACCGTACCAATCGTGCCGTATTGCTGCAAGTTTGTTGAAACAACCGATGTATTTGCAGGGATGCCGGTACCCGTCACCGTTACGCCGGCACCAATCGCAATGTTCGTGTTGGCAAACGTGACTAATGTAGATCCGTTTGTCAAAGTTCCTGTGTCGGTAAACACGCCAACAGCAGTCAACTCAGTGCCTGTAAATGGGCCAACTAAAGGCCTTGTGTTTATCTGCGAGTCAATCGATGCAAGGTTAACGCCGGGGTGGGCAATCAAATTGTTGTTGCCTGTTCCACTTGGGTCGTAACCAATGTCCATCTGCCACAACGCATTTGAATTGCTGCTGTAGGAAGTATTCGCGGTAATCGTACCGATAAAAGTTCCATACGTAGGGGTAACAGTTCCGGTGCCGGCTAACGTGCCAGTAGCTGACGCAACAATCTCATCACCAACCGTAGGAAGCACTGTTACAGAGCTAAAGAATGCCTGCCACTGCGGTAGTGTCGTGGTACCCAATGTGGTTACTGTGTAGACCGTGCCTGATGTAATAGACTGAGTTGCAGGCAATCCACCAATCGATGCCCCAGGCACCACAAATAAATCATTGGCTGAGTAATTTATTCCGGCGGTGGTAATCGTTAAGCTGGTTACGGTGTTTGATGAGACAACCACTGTCAACAATCCACCAGTACCGTAGCCACTAGCAGTAACTATAGGCACGTTTGTATAGGTGCCATTCGTGTAGCCCAAGCCTGCAGCGGTGATGCTTACCGTTGACAGTGGGCCTAAGATATAGACCGGTGTAGGGCCAGTTCCGATAGCTTGGTTATTGTTGATAGTCCACTGCTGAACGCTGTCGCTAAAACCTGAGATAACCCAAGTCTGACCGTTTTGGGAGTTAAGAATCACCCCGCGACTAATACCCGGCGCATTTAAGAACGCACCGTTGTAGCCGCCCATCTTTCTAGGCTTACCGTACTGGAATCTGACCCACTCGCCGTCCACGTAAGACGAAGACGCAAAGAGAGTTCCATCCCTCTGTATCCCCGGCCCTACCTGTAGAACAGCAACTTTTTGGGTAGCCATTAAAACGTCCCGCCTTTGATGCCTACTGTTAGAAGTAATCCTACCGAGCTAAGTGATCCTACTGACTGTCCAGATACAGCAAAGTTAATGCTTCCAGAGCCAGATGAATATAAGCCCGTAGTGATGTCAGCAAAGGTCAATGAAGGTGCCGCCGCTGATCCGTTGGCTAACTGAAGCGCAGTAATTGAGCTTAACGTACCTGAGCTTGCGTTATAGAGGTCTGTGCCATCACTGATGATGATCAATGCCTGATTGGCAGGGATTGCAATCGTGGTTCCGATAGCAGCCGAGCCAGAGGTATTAGTGACACCAAAGGTCAGTGTGTAAGCGCCTGTAGTTAGGTTCCTGATAGAGTAAATCTGAACTGTCTGAGGAAGCAAAACAAGTAAGTTTGCCGACAGCACGCCGGTGAACTCTTGAATCACGTTCTTCGCAAATGCCGCTGACATTTGATACGGGGAAGTCAGTGCAGGCGAGTTTACGTTGACGATTAACTGCGTGTAGTTAAATACGTTTGTCTGAGCTAACGCATAGGTGTACCAGTACGTGCCGTCAGTAGCAAAAACACTTGAGTTGGCGATCTGAATCTGTACTGTTGACGATCCACCGGGCGTTAAACCACCGGGGTTTGATGGGTCGATAAGTGCCGTATATGCTGATCCGGCTCCTACGGCAGACACCGTCAAAATACCTGTGCCGTTATTCTTAACTGAAACAAACCATCCTGCGCCAACAAGGCTAGGATCAGGCAGGGTAACGGTGCCTACACCGCCACTCCATGAAAATAAGTTTGCTCTGTCAGTAATTAGGAACGTATAGGCGGTTGAAAGAGTACGTACAGGCGTGTTCTCATTCAACGTATTGTTGATCGCTATTAAGCCGTTACCTGCCAATGCACCCGCCGTTGCCGACGATGTACCGATACCCATGGCAATGCTCGACCATGTACCGTTGACCGTGCTGTTGCTGGTTAGGTAGATGTAATAGGTATTGGAGTTCGCACCCGAAGCCGATAACGGTATGTTGACAATTACATTGCCAGAATTATCGGTTACGTTAAATGCATACTGACCACCGCTACCTACGTTGCGGATAATGATTGCCTGACCGACAGATACCTGAGTCGCCGGTGGCATCAACAAGTTTAAGCTTGCCGCAGTAGCCGTTACTTCAATAATGTTTGAAGCAATATTTGACGACGCTGTACCGTTGATAGGCCAGCTTAACGTCGTGCTTGTGTTAATCGTCAGGCTTTCATACGAAACCTGCGATGGGCTGATTGTTTGGCCTGTATAGGGATTTGTGTATGTAGTCATGTTGATTATCCGTTATCCGCAACAACAGCCTGACGATCAGGAATTCTAGAGATGTCTTCATCTCTCAAAGACTTGATGGCCTCTGAGTATTTTTGCTGAAAGATTTGCCGCTGATCATTTTTCAGGAAAGGCATGGCCTGCAGTAGGGTACCGTACAGCATCGCTGTAGGCGCATTCTGTGTGAGCCAGTTCGTCTGATTGCTTGAGCTTAGTGGGGCGATACGCTCGTAGTAGAGCACCTCAAATGAGTATGCCTGATCTGGAGTCGGTGATAGGTACCACCAATCCCAGCTTGTATCCGAGTAGTACAGAGGTGCGCCAGTTTCCGTATTGTTCTGAGAGTAATTGATCAAATACTCGTACTTGCGAAGCAAAAGAGGATTCTTGTTGCCACTAGCATCCGTATAGTTCACCGATACAGTCTTGCGCCACCGAGCTGGCTTGGGCAGGCTTGGACTGCCTGAGGTCATGGTGGACTCAACAATCTGCAGTTGCCCCAAGGTTTTGATCTCTTGGGCAATCTCAAATTCAGCTAAGGTGATGAACGTAGGTATGGCATTAATCGTCGCCTGATCAGATCTTTCCAGATACTGAAGGACGTAATAAGTCAGACTGTCATAAGTCATTACCCACGATGGTATGTTTGTAGCCATTTTTCCCTCGTTGTTTCGCCTATTTTCCCATCAGGTTGACAATCTCACAAGGTCACTTCTATTCGCTTGACTTGTATGGTCGAGTGCCTTTTTTATCGATAATCAGTGCCATTTTCCGTGGCTTTGCATCCCTGACATTTGGGATGCTTACGTGCGTCCAGCCACCACCCCGTACTGGGTCTGAAAACTCCCTGATTACCTGATCAAAAGGCAGGGAAGACGCCAAGATGCGCTTTACCACCTGATCAGGAACCATCCCAGCCACCCGAATGTCTGCCGCCGTGCCATGGCAGTGCTGGCTGGTTTTAGACCCCTTAATAGCCGCATTTACCTCTGGACTGCGGTAAGCTGAGTTAATTGCAATTGGCTTGCCTAAGACCGTTCTAAGCGATTCTAGGAACGCCGCCAGCCTTCTTAGGTTCATCAGGTGATCATTCTGCGGCGTATTGTCCAGCTCATGTCTAGCGGCATAATCGCTGACAGTTAGCTCTTCCAAGGTAAAGTTGGGCGAGAGCTTCATTTTTTAGCCATCTCCTTGGTCTTGTCCTTGCTGCTCTGACTAGAACCAAAGAAGAAATTCAAGAGAGTGGAGACAACCGTACCCATGATAAAGCCCAGCACCACATCAACAAACCGGATGTTCTTCTCAGGGATGTTGTATGTAGTGATGAGGATAATGTACCCAATAGCAAACGCTGACCACATCCAAGCAAACTGATATACAAAACGACGCACAAATGGGTCACTGTTATCCATGGCCTTCTCTTGCATATCCCGTGCATCCTGAGTGTTCTTTAAATCCAACTCAGCCATGAACTCTTGATGCTTCATAGCAGCCATTTGAATATCGGCAAGCTTAGAATCATCTAATACGCCATCTTCGTTTGGCGTCAGTTTAATACCTAACTTTTCCTCTACGCTTTCAACGCCCTTATCCATCACGGCATCAGCAACTTTTTGCAATCCAGCCCCAGCTAACTGAGACAATATCGGTGCTAATAGTGGCAGCATTACTCCCCCTGTATCTCTAACATTATCTTTGCTCGTAACTCACGCATCTTGCGTGTTTCTTCTATCGCCCTAACCGTTGCGTTATTCATGTCCATGTACGCAACCCCAATAACTGGGATTAAAATTATTAACACAAGACACACCACCAATCCGGCGATGAGTATTGAAGTTGGTATGTGTGACTCGTTCTTATTAGTATCATTACCCACAGGAACCACGCTATTACGAACGCTACTGCTAAAAGTGAAGTCAGTTGTTCTCTTAGTTTCTTTCTTATCTTTGCTCGTCGCCATTTTGCTACCTGCGCTTGTCTGAGTTCCTCGGCATGTGCTGCATTCTGCTCGGCGACAATACGCTCCCACATAGTTTCAAACTTACCCCACAAACCACTTAATTCTTGGGGTGACCTATAGACCATTGTTTCGCGTATTTCAACAAGCATCGCGTCAAGTCTAGCGGTGATAAGAATCCTACGCAAAGCGCGACGTCCTACACTTTCATCCCCTTTATAAACTTTCTTGCCTGATAGTTCTTCCTGCAATAATGCCTTACTTAGTGCGTCATACGTGTCCATTAGAACGCCAAGCTGATTACCAATTTCCGTGAACACATCATTTGCGTCCGTCTTGGCTATTTCTTGTACCCTTTGCACCTCGGCGTTGTACTGCATCTTCTGCTGAGGCGTTGGGTCAACTATCCTGTGGTATTGCTCACGTAAATCTTTTAATACCGCACTAACGTCACCGCTTGCACTCTTTATGTCTTTGTAAAGCTGGCACCCTTTCTTTACCGCTAATACTGCAGCGTTCGCTGTGGCTAAGAGAGTGAAAGGATCGACAATTTTATAAACCCAAAAGTTTCTTCACAAAGTCAGCAGCAACGCCGGGGCCTAGCAACACAAGGATCATCACCGCATAGATCAGGTACTCAATCTTCTGCATGCGGTCTGAACCCTTGTCCAGACTATCCTTAATGTTGCCGTAACGCTCCGTGCAT